TCCTCGAGGTCTTCTTCGCTCGGGGTCGCGACCTGATCGGCCTGCAACGGTGACGCGTCGGCGTTGAAGTCGACCCCGTCGTCGAGCGCACCCACGAGGGTGTCGGCGGCTTTGTCGCTCGCCGGATTTTGGATTGCCGCCGAACCAAGGTCCGTGTCGCCACTCGAAGCAAGCGACGGCACGAGCGACAGCAGCTGGAGCGCCGAGCTCATGAGCTGCATGGCTAGCGTCTGCGGTGTTGTCAACAGCTGCTCGAGCTGATTTTCGAGCGCGATGATCGATCCGACCACCGCGTTGACCGGCTCGAATGCTGCCGCGATCTTCCCCTGCGTCTCGTTGAGCCAGTCGATGCCGGCCTGCAGCGTCTCGAGCTGTCCGTCGTAGGGCCCGTTCAGGCTCTGGCGGCGGCTGAAGTCGAGCGCCACCGCCTTGCTCAGCAGCGAGATCGCAGACTCGACCGACGAAGTCGCGGACTCCGAGAGGATCAGCTGCGGCTCTGCGTCGATCAGCGTGAGCGACCCCTCGCTCATGAGCTGGCGCGTCTCATCGTACAGCGTCAGCGAGTACTCGCCGTCGAGCCAGAGCCCTGTCAGCTCTCCGAGCACGGGTGTGCTCAGAGTGAAGGGCCCGCCAGCGAGGAGCATCGCCCGCAGATCCAGCGACGCCGTCTCGTAGTCGGACACGATCCACTCGCCGTCTTGGATCAGCATGAAGTCGACGCGGACCCGCTCCGGCGCCTGACCGAGCGTGACCACGGTCGCGCCGTCGACGTTGGGCGCCTCCTTGATGACGGTGCGCTCGGACCCAGTGAGCGCCGTGGTCTTGATGAAGACCGGGATGTCGTTGATCGAGCCGCGTTCCATCAGGTCCCCTTCGCCTTCGTCGTCGCCGCCGCGTTGACCAGATCGTTGCCGGGGATCGCGGGCGGGATAATGGCCGTGCCGTTTAGAAAAGCGGCAAAGTTGGTGAACGCCAGCACGCCGCCATCATTGGGCGCGAAGTTCCCCAGCTGAATGGCGTACGCAGCCGCCTGCACGAGGTGATTCTGCGCGAGCTGTGCCTTCAGCAGCGCCGCCGCCAGCGCGTCACCGACGTTGACGACCTGGCCGTCGTCGACAAGGATCGTCACGTCGGACAGTGATCGAGCGGTGACAACGATGCCGCCGTCGTCGTCGAGGTAGATCTCGTGGCCACCGACGGTCCAGATGGCGACGTCGCCCGTGTCCGTCGCGGGCCGACCTGGGACGCTCGACACCAGCGCGACCAGGTTGTCGACGTCTCCACCGGGCGCAAGCACGAGCGCCTCACCAGATGGCGCAGAGCAGGCAAAGCCGTAGGGCTCGAGCACGTCGGCGGAGTCGTCCCCGTCGAGCGTGCATGTCGGCCCCTCACCAGCTGCACCGGTAACTCCCGACGAGACGGACCACTCGACCATCGACTCCGTAGTGCCCCTGTCGCCAGCCTTGCGCTTGTCGATCAGCCTCACCAGGCCTTCGAGAGTGCGGTCCATTAGGAGCCCTCCGGTGGCTTGAACAGCAGCTCGAGCTTCGTCTCGTCGAAGTCGATAGTGTCGGTCGCGTCGGCGATCTCCGTCACGAGTGCGCTGTGCTGACGCAGCCACTCGGTATTGGCCCGGTAGTTGCGACGGCCACCGATCCCGCCACCGTCGACGGTGAAGTCGTCGAGCACCGCATAGGCGTCGGGCGGCACGAACTCGAGCATGACCTTGTCAGCTCCGCCAAGGTCCCGGGAGAGCGTCACCGACGTGAGCAGCATGGTGTCGGCGAACCCGCGCACGTTGTCCTCGAGTGGGTACAGCGTGTTGGGCCAGAAGAGCGCCTGGCTGTTGTTTGGGCTCCAGCCGTCGAGTTCGATAGCGACTCGGATGGCTTCGGCCCTGCGCTTGCGGACCTCGTACTCGGCCTGTCGAAGCAGCTCGCCCTCGGTCCGAGCGCCAGCATCCGCGTCGATGATCAGCGGGCTGTACCTGGCAGAGCTGTCGTAGGCGGGCGCGCCGAGCTTTGTGAGCCCTCCTCCAGCCTTCCGCTTCTTGCTCTTGCGACCGACGATGATCTCCGACTGGATCGCGCGGCCGTCGAGCTCGTATCCCCACGAGATCACGCGAGAGTCCGGCCGCACGATCGCGATCGGTGACGACCTGACGGCGTTGCGCGTGAGCCGGATCGACGCCTTCGCCTTGCGGTCTGGGGTGACCGATGCCGCGCCGCTCACCAGGATGCATCCCTGGCGCCTGGCGACACGCTGGATGAAGTCCCACGCGCCCTCGTTCTTTTTGATCTTGACCTTGTCGATCGGGACGTCCGCGATCTCGTTGCCGGTCTCGCCGACGTCGACAACGAGGTCGAACGGGCGGACCACGCGCTCGATGATCTGCCGGGCGGACAGGTTGCGGAACACCCTGCTGGTCACGCTCTCCCCGTCGCCGATCTTGATCGACGACTTGGTCAGGCGCTGGGCCGAGGAAAACCCGGTGATCGACAGCGTGTCTGAGTTCGCGTCGCCGTGGCTCCGGTAGTTGAGGACCTCGCCCACGAGCACGATGCGACCAGCGATCGCCACCGCCATCGAGTCTCCGATCCGGAGATCGGCCAGCGCGATGTCGTCGGCGACCTCGACCTGCACCTGGTCCGCGAGCTCGCGGACAGAAAGGCGGAGCGAGAACGACTGCACGCGCTGCAGGTTCTTCCCGTTGATCTGCACGACAAGAGACGGGAGAGTCATGACCCGATCCCCGCTTCCATGCTCGGGCCCGTCGTCTGGGCCGTGTTGGCTGCCACCATCTGCGTCGCGGCGATGAGCTCTTCCATCGCGGCGAGCGTGCCGCCCTCGCCATACAACCCGGTGGGCGCAGTGAAGGTCGATTCGCCGAGGTTCAGCGTCGCGCCGTACTGCTTGTCAAATGCGGCAAGGTCGGCCTCTGCCTGGCGAGCCTGCATATCCAGATCTTCAGTGACGCCGGACGCCACATTGAGCAAGCCGGACCAGCCACCAATGCTTTTTTGCAAGAGGTTCGCGTCATCGGCGACCCCCCCGACTCGCGATTCGGACGCAGCTGTGCGCGCCGCGTTCGTCACGGTGATCAGTCGGTTGCGCCGCTCCATCAGCAGCTCCGCCTCTGTCTTCTGGACCGGCCCCAGCGTCGAACCCGTGACCGCGGCGATCTCTGCGTCGATCGCCGCCTTCCCCTTCCTGCCGCGGGTGCCTTTTCGTCGCTCCTCGAGCTCGGCGATCTTCGTCGCCTTCTCAGCCTCGAACTTGGTTTGCTCTGCGGCCGTCGCCTCACGCGTGAACGAGATGTTTTTCTGCTGTTCCTCGACCGACTTGATCGTCTCCTCGTACTGCATCAGCGATGACTGGGCTTGGTCGAGCACGATGTTGAACGCGACGATGGCCGCAGCTGCGCCGGCGAAGATCGTCGGCATCGCGCCAACCATCGACTTCATCCCGGCACCGATCTTGGACGTCATGCTCATCGCCGTCCCCTGCTTGGTGACCGCCGTGCTGAGCGTATCCGTCGCGCTGCTGAGCTTCATGTTCCCCAGCTGCGTAACGCCGGAGAGCGCCTGCCACATCGAATAGACGCTGATCAGAGCACCCGCCGCCTTCGCGGCTACGGCCGTCCCTATGGCCACCTTGGCAAGCGTTCCCGCGAGGTTGGGGTTCTCCTTTATCCACTCCCGCGTTTCGGCGATTATCGGAAGCACAGCATCGGACAGCTCGAGCAATACCGGCACGAGCTCCTCGCCCGCCTGGATCTTCAGCAGCTCCCACTGGGCCTCGAGCTGGGCGGCCTTCTGGGCGGCCGTGTTCGACATCTTGGCGTACGCGGCCTCTGCCTTGCCGGCCGAGTTGGTCGCGTCACCCAGGACGCTGTGGAAGCCCTCGAGGTCTTGAACGAGGCCGCCGATCGCGGCCTGGGCTTCCGACGACTCGAACAGCCTGCCCAGCGTTTGGGCGCTGTAATCTTCGGCGGCCGCGATCTGCATCACCCACGCCTCGAGCCCGCCAGCCGCCTTGATCCCGGCCGCGCTGAAGTCGATGCCGAGTTTCTGGGCCTCCTCGCGCGCCATCTTGCTCGGCTTGGAGATGTTCACCAGGGCCTGATTGAGCCCCGTGGACGCAACCGCGCTCGACTTCATCTTCAGCGACAGGAAGCTGACCGCCGCCGCCGTCTCCTCCAGCGATAGCCCAGCACGCGATGCGCTGTTGGCTACCTGCGGGAGCGCGGATGCCATCTCTGACACCGTCGTCTGGCCGCGTTGCACGGCGGCGAACATGACGTCTGACGCGTGTTCTGCGGTACCACCAAAGTTGGCGACGCTCTTGCTGATAGCGACGACAGCTTCTTCTTGCGACGCCACCCCGCCGATCGCCAGCTTGTTCGCCGCCGTCAGCTGCGACTGCGCCTCGGCGGAAGTCGATGCGCCGGCGGAAACGATCGAGTAGAAGGCCTTGACCTGATCCGTCGGCAGCCCGCCGAACTCCGCCGCCGCGTCCTTCGTGGCCTTCGTGATCTGGTCGATCGAGATGTCGTCGGTCAGCGTGCTGACCTCGACGACCGCCTTCTCGTAGTCCTTGAAGGCGTCGAAGGTCCCCCGGATCCCCTGCTCGACCTTGCCGCCGAACTGCTCGAATTCGCCGCCCGCGACCGCGAGGTTTTCGGCGAACTCGAGCTTTCCGAACGGGCCCATCTTGGCCCTGCCGGGCTTGGTCGGGTCGGCACCGAGTGATGT